GTCCAGTGAGTCTAGATCTGTGTCCATGTCCATCGTGTCATCGGCGCCCATAGGTTCTGAAGCAACTTCTTCTCCGGTCAATATTCTTACACCGTTGTCTAGCTCTTGTCTAGTTGTCGTTAAAGTGGCCTCCGCCTGTTCAATCGCTGGTTGGATTTTTTGCATGAAAGCATCTGCCTTGTCTGCTCCCATCTCGTCTCTGATTCTGTCTGCTAGTTCTAACATTCCTTCTGTCTTCATTGATGCTAGATCTTCCAAGTAACCTGTGACTTTGTCCATCATGTCCTTGGCCGCTAATATTAATTCTGATTGTTCTTCAACACCCTCTGTTTGTAGCATTTTGCTAACTTGTTTTTTCTCATCAGGTGATAAACTTTGTCCTTTGTCTAATTTAGACTTTGCACTGATGGCCGTTGTACCCGCTTTAACTTGAGGGTCACTCGCCATGCTACCTCCATACTCTGCAAGTTTTCTTTCTGAGATGGCTTGGTTGATGATGTCCAACATCATTTGATTCTTTTGATATGAATCATCTTTTAATTCTTGTCCGAAATGTGTGTTCTGTGTGATCTCGTGGATCTTAGTTCTCACATGATTTGCTGTGTCTTCTAGTTCTTCCTTAGTGAATTTTGAAAGATCCATGGTTTGATTGAATCTTGATTCGAATTCTGCCAATAGAGATTCTGTTGTAACTGGTTTTGTAAGGTCTAAGCTCTTCATACTGTGTTTATTTATTATCTATGCTCCGAACGTGTCATTGAATATTGCCTGTATCTTCTCCTTACATTCGTCCGCTAGGTGGTTTGCGACGTCTAACCTATCCCAATACACATCTTCGGCCACTTGATCTTTGCTTCGTTGAGCTTCTTTAATCATTCTCTTTGCATTTTGTATATCGAACAACTGTGAAGCAAATTTTGTGTCTAGTTCTAATATATTTGTGGGCAAGGACTTCTCGTCAGCAAGGTGATGAGCCACCATTATTGCGGTCTGTTTTAGGTTAATGTCATCATGTAAAACTTTGGCCTCCAACATGTCTGCTATGACATACACGTATCTAGTGCCTGTGGACTTCTTGGGTACGATCGCTATGTTGCCGATCAATATTCCTTTTGAGAACTGCTTGGGTAAATGTCTAAATGGACGCCTTGCTTCTTCCTTTCTTACAAGGTCAGCAAGTTTGTTCTTGAGACCGTAGGCCTCAATCTGTTTTACCAGTTCTGATCTATTTTTTAGTGTCATGTGCAACAAACCTTATCTTCCTATTTAAAGCATACTGCATACCGGCGTCAAGTTTTTTCCTAACAAACACTGCCTTGTCTGCCAACTTTTTTGCTCGGTCGGCATCGGGTGATGAAAGATCACTGCTTTTAAACGAACCAGTCGAGTGCTGTTTAATAAACTCAACGTCTTCGTCAGTGACGTACACACGTGCCTTAGGTGCTATCTGTATGAACATTAATTGATAATTTTAGCCTGGCATTTTCATCAGGATTACCACCACCGTTGATAGTAGACCTGCGACCACTGTGCCTGCTGTTGCTATGATTGTCTTTGTCTGTGATTTATGACCTGCTGTCATCTCTTCATTCATTCGGCCTAGACGAACTTCGATAGCACTTAATCTATCGTGTAACCCTTTGTATCTCTCTGAACATAGGTCCACGTGTGCTTCTAGGTTTTGTTTTTCTAAGTCTGTTGTACTCATAAATTTTTCTATTTCTATTTTAAGGAGTTTGATCTCCATCAGTAGAGCCTGTAAATGAGCCTGTGTCATTGCCTGTGTGTGCCTTTGTGTGTATGTTGTAAGCCTAAATGTACTGTTATTTATCGACTTTACCGGCGTATGAAAAGTATGTGTTTTTAACGCCTCCTGCCAATGCAGATATGACTTTTTGCTGGTTTGTGCCAGTCAAGTCTTTGGTTACAAATGTCTGTAAAGGAAAGTGTGCGGTGTTGCTACATTCCGCAACGATAGGCACAAGATTGAAATCCTCCACTAGATTCTCTGTGGGGTCTGTTTGATTCCCAAACACATCTGGTTGTTCTGTAAAAAATTGGAAGTGCCAAGTGGAGTGGCCACCTTCGTAGTATGATCCAAAGTCATGGTTGCCAAGTGATAACAGTTCTACTCGCTGAGGTGCAAGTTCCCATGTGATGTTTCCACGTAATTGAAGTAATTGTAGTATGGTGTTGAAGTTACTGTTTTGATTTCGTGCAAGAGCAAGGCTATGCTTATCGTCAATCACTTCTCCTTGCTTTGTTTTGAAAGGGAAGGCCTGTTTGAGATTGCCAGTCTCAGTAATGTCTACCAGTGTGTGTAGTCTGTACTCGTGCATCGTTTGGTATGTGAGAAATTATTGCTGTTTTGCTTTTACTTCTGCTATCTTTCTCTCTGCTTCTGCCCACTGCTCCTTGGTCATCATGACTTCAGCCGGCTCTTGCTTACGTACTACATCATCGGGAATGAGTTTCTTGAAACGCATGTTGAACACTCCCCTTTTCCTGCCACTCTCTAGAACTAAAACAGGGTGTCCCCACTTGTCTATCTCTATTGCTTTTATCTCTTGATTTGCCAGATGCTCTCTGCCAATCTCTACAACGTCTCCGACATTGATCTCTACTGTGAATTTTTCCATTACGAAATTCTCCTTTTGGATATTTAAGCCACAAAAAAAGGGCGGAGCCTAATAAAGAATCCGCCCTTTGGTAATTTAAAAAGTATTATGCGTTTACTCTTGCTGAGTTCACACCGTATACTTCATCAACACCTGTTGATACAACACCGTCTGCTGGTAAGAATCTCACGTCAACGTGAACTCCACCTGCTGAGTCAGAACTTCCTGAGATTCTGTCTAGGATTTCTGCTTCGATGTCTGCTTCGGCATCTGCGATAACTCCTGGATCAGAAGTTTCATTTTGACCTGGGTCTAAATTGATGTCTCCTGTAGAGTCCGCTTTATTGAATTGTCCTGGTGTGCCTTCTACGATGAATGTGTAGTAGTCACAAAGTTCGTCTTCAATAATTGACGCCGCCGCCGCCGCATCTTTTTCAGTTGCTTTAGCCGCCAGTGTGTATGACTGAGCTAGGATAGTACCGAAAGTACCAACCAATGTGCTCATGTCTTGGAACACTGAACCTTTGGTGTCAGGAGTAGTAGCAGTAGTCGTTACTTCGTCATCGAACATCATTTCAATGAAAGTTAAACCTTTACCATTGAAAGACTGTCTTCTACTCATGTTTGCTGTTGCGTTACTTGTTATTGGCATTTATATTTCTCCTCTAACTATTAACTAACAGCGTTAGCAGTTAAGATACCAATTTTAGTTTCTGTAACTGTTGCACTTGTTATGTCTGCCGCTATTCCAGGGAAAGAAGAACTAGATTGATCTAGTGTTCTTAGGTATGCCTGTAGAGCCGCTACTGTTGTTGTACCGGAAAGACTGTCTAATTGATCAGTTCTCACCATGTACGTTTTTTGTGTGTCCGAGTCAACCAACGGACCTTCTGCTAATATTCTTAGTCCGTGATGTTCGAAAGCATGTCTAGCCATTTGTAGACCTGCTGTTGTTGAGCCTGTAGTTAAGTCTCCTGTCTCTGCTGACATATCATTGATGAAGTCAACTGTTAACAAAGTTACGTCAACACCTTCCGCTTCAAAGTTTTGATTCAGAGAGAAGTTTCCTTTTCCACCTGCTACTTTACTTGTGTCATAAGCCATTTTATTTTCCTCCTAAAATGTTATTATGCTACCTGTGTATCAGACATATCTCTGTCAGCCGCTGTTGCTGAAGAAATTGTTGCTGTTACTTTGTCAGGTGTTAATGCGTTCAATCCTCTGATCGCTGTTTGGATTGCCGCTACTGTTGTTGTTGAACTTATAGTGTCTAAAGCGTCTGCTCTAACCATGTAAGTTTGCTCAGTGTCTGAGTTACCTAATGCACCCATACCTAAAACGTTTACGCCTTGGTTTTGGATTGCTTCGATAGCCAGTTTTAAACCAGCCGTGTTTGCTGATGCAGTCGAGTGAGTAACCTCACCTGACATGTCACTGATGTAGTCCACTGTGATGAAGTCAACTCTTACACCTTCAGCCTCATGAGCTAAATTTGGTGTTACAAAGTTTCCTGGTCCACCCGCTGGGATTGTTCCGTCGTATGCCATTTTTAATCCTCCTTTTTATCTGATTTAAATGACTTTGATTCCGCTCAGGAATCAAGTTGCAAGTATTTATTGGTAAAGTTGGTAAATTATGCGATAATATTACGATTTGATCCAGATCTCATCACTTTTAGTGGTCTTTACATATGTATATCCAAGATCATTCAATATGATGGTTGCCTTACGTGTGATATCCGGACGTTTCCTTCTCTTCATTTCTATGTTTATCACAGGAGAGTTAATAGTTAAAGTTTCCTTTGCACCTTCTAACAAAGGCACTTCGAATCCATCCACATCTATTTTAACATAATCAACTTCTGTAAACTTGAAACTGTCCAAGGCCCTGCATTCAACATTGCCATTGCGAGGTTCTGTGTCACCTATTTTATGATTTAGGTGTGTGGATGTTTTGCCTTGCTCCGCAGTGTGTTCATGACTGCTGAGTGCATATGGATGTAAGATAACATTAGACTCTGTTATGTTTTTATCAAAGCATTCTCGGAAATTAGGATTTGGTTCAAAACAGATTACTTTGTCAAACAACTTTGAAAGAGGACGTGTCCATTGCCCGATGTTACTGCCTATGTCTAATGCATTTCTATAATCTGAAACGTATCGTAAACTTGCTTCTCTCTGTTCTCTTTGTCCGCCACCTGCGTCCTTGAGTAATTTTGGCCGACTATGGGAGGCGTAAAGCACCCAATAACTATTGTTCATTCTACAGTTCCTTGAACTTTTTATGTAGGTCTGTGTTAGGTAACTTTGCCTGCAACATCTGTTTGAGTCTTGCTACCGTCTGTGCTTTGTCTCTGGAATTGAGTTTCGTAAAGTTGGCAACTGCTCTTCGCACATTCTTGTAATTGGCGTCACGTATGTTTAGGGCTCTTTCCAACTGTGTTAGATTTGCGTAGTGATCTTCGAAACTCCTCAGGTATCTTCTCAAGGCCATTACAGGCACAGGTTGTCTTTGTCTCATTGCCTGTGCTTGGTTTTTATTTTTCAATTTTTTTGTTATCTCCGGATCACCTGATACAATGGCCAACATGTTTGCCAGATCATTGTACACCATTCTTACACGATCAAAAGTGCCGTAGTGCATGGTTTGATCTGCATATGCCTTTACAAAAGATTCGGTGTCCTTTTGCTGAATTAGTACAGCCAATGCAAGGAAACTAAGGTAAATCCTTTCGGTTACTTCCGGGAAAGTGAATCTTTCTAGGTCACTAAATTTCCTAATGACCTTCCCTTCAGATACATACTTTAAAAATGGAGTTAACATACCTGTATTTATAGTGACCATGCAACGTAATTTTATATTGACCGACATAATGAAAAGTGGTAATCATGTACAGTTAGAACAATTTATCAACATGCACAGTTTTGAGGACCAAACGTTCGACATGACGGGTGAGTATTACACACTGCACAACTATGACCTAGATAGGTATGACAGGAAATTTGCAATACTTGACTACAGGTCAGCCAATGCCAGGGTTTCGAACAATCCTGACTTTTTGCCAGAGTTGAAAAGGCGTTGTGCCCTTTTGCACAGCCAAGGATTTGTTTTCATCAAGGCCAATCCGTGGGAGTCAGAAGACAATTTATTATCAGATCCACCGCAACCGCAGATAGATATTAAACACATCCTATGGTGTGGCGGGGTAAGTTGGTTTTGGTTTTATATGTACGACAAACATTGTGGAACACAATTTCGTTTTGATCACTCTGACAAAAAATATGACTTCTTGTATCTTAACAAGCAATCAAGACCACACAGAAAAAATTTGTATAAAAAGTTATCTGAAAATAGTGTGTTGGAAAATAGTTTACACACCAGATGGCCAGACAGGAAACTCCCTGCGGAGTATGAACTTCCTTGGGCACAAGACTATCCAATTTATGGCATGGATCAAGACATATACGAGAAGCCTTACAACGAAACCAATTGTAGCATAGTTTCAGAAACCAACGACAATGATTATGATGTGTTTATGACCGAGAAGATATGGAAGCCAATTATCGCACAGCAGGTGTTCATTGTGCATGGAAACTATCTTTATCTTCAGAAGTTGAGAGAAATAGGATTTAAAACGTTCGGAAACTATTTTGATGAGAGTTATGACCTAGAACAGGATCCAAACAAAAGGATAGATAAAATTGTTTCGTTGTGTGACAAGATAAGAACTAAGAACTGGCAAGACATCTACCTGCAGACCAAAGCCTTAAGACAGCACAATTTTGATACATTGTTTGATAAAGAAAAATTAAGCAAAGAAATTAACAAGACTTTAAATTTATTTCTTGAATTTGCTGACAGCAGTCAAGTTCCTTCTTGAAAAACCTAGCCTATCAACTAACTTAACAGCATTACCGGACTTGTCTACAGCAACGAATCCCTCCGGCTCTGTCACTTCCAGTCCACTGTCTGTCTGCGAGAATGAACCTATCGCCATTGCTTGGTTCATTTTCTTCAGCACAAATGCTTTCATTGTCTGCACTGCCTTGTAGAATGTTAGCATGGCCTGTAGTGGTGCTCTTGCACTTGCAAGAAACTGTGGCATCTGCTTCATCTTGTCCTGTCTTAGTTGTAAAGCCTTCTGTGCTTTGAGTCCTGCCATTTGTTGTTTCATTCTTTCTGCGTAAAACTTTTTGAATCCTAATAAAAATTGATTAACATTGTTAGGAAGTTCACCCTGCTTAACCATTGCATTTATGTACATTTGGAACATAGGCACAAAGTCTTGATTCTGTCCTAGCACACTGGAAAGGTTACGTGGCACGTTGTTTAATAAGTTTTCAAGTTTCTCTATGCCATTGTAGAATTTTTTTGTCTCTTCGTCTGTAAATTTAGCACTACCAGATACATCTTTGTACGTGGCATTGTCAAAGAACACATCATTGCTTTTTGTAAATGAACTTACATCTGCGCCACCCGATGCTGTCATATCTGCAAGTGTGTCGCCATTATAAGTTGTATGGAATATGATTCCCACTTTGGCTCTGTCTATTTGTTTTGATAGATCTGAACCTTCTGGTACCGCATACGTTATTGTGTTAGGAGTGAATGTAAGGTGAGGTTTACCTTCTATATTTTTTCTAGTGATGTCTTCGTCAGTGAACAACAGGTCCCCCTGCACGACACCTTGAATGTTTAATTTTTTGATATGCACAAGACATTTCAGTAACTTTTGTCCTAGTTCATCTGTCCCATGATTGGTTGCTATGTCTTTCTTTGTATAATTTATTTTTGGAGACTTTGCAAACACAGACTTGGTTCCAACAAAGAATCGTCCATTATCAGGATTTGTTCCACACACAACCGCAGGAGCACCGTCCCACTTAACAGACACACTCATTGCCTCCGAGCTTGTGCCTTTCAATGTTAGTAACAGACCCCTGAAGTAGTCAAGCACTGCCTTGCCACCCTCGTATCCATCTGTGATTATGATGTCTTCGATGTGTTCTAGGTGTGTCCTTTTGAATTCTGTAAGGACATCTTCTATCAACATGATTAGTCCTCTTTGTATTCGCCGTCTTTTATTTTAAGTACGTTCTCTTTGACATCTCTATTCTCTTTGATACGTGCAACACCTTTGCTGAATTTGGATGCGTCCATGTTTTTTATCGCAGAGTTAAATTTTTTCTCGAGTTTGAATGCTGTGTCTTGATCAAAGTTCTCTCTAATGTAGGTCATTAGTCTTATTGCTGACTCAAGAATGTGTGAGGCACGGCTCTCCACCACCTCCTCCTTGTCTCTTTTGAGAGGCATTGAACTTAGTTCTTCTAATAAACTTCTGGTATGTTTTTGCATATATGGTATTTACTTCTTATTATAGCATAATAATAGTAAAAGTCTATTGGTTAAGTGGCTT